TGGAAAGTCAGTACTATTTGCTCTGCTGAAGCTAATTGCTGTGTTTGCATTAGACGAGTCTACCAGAAATGTAATACTTTATAACTTTGCAGACTCGTCTAATGCAAACACAGCAATTAGCTTCAGCAGAGCAAATAGTACTGACTTTCCACACGCATTAGACAATGCCGATGGCATTACTACTATTACATTACAAGTCAGTACTGTTGGGCATAGTGCTAACGATACACTTCAAATATTCTACGAAAAACCCTGGACCGATGTACGCATGCCAGAAGTTGGTACAGATGCGTTTGAACGTACTCGTGTATCACAACCATTGTCCATGCTGGACGCTGACTTTGAATATGGCTTACAACCTACCAAGTGGCAAGCAGTAGCATTAATGCGCGGCTATCCAAGTATTTACGAAATACCAGGCTCTGATGCAAACGTTAGTGCGGCAACAACAAATGCAACTACTGGCGAAAGTTTAATTACCATTACAACATCCAGCGTTCATGGATATCTAGTTGGCCAACCTATTACAATTAAAGGTTTTAACACTGCCATTACTGGTTTTAGTCGTGCCGAAGGTAGTTTTATTATTTTTAGTGTGCCCACACCAACTACTTTTACATACTATGCCAAGGCACGAGTAGGGTTAGCAAACGGCGATAATTTATACAGTCCAATTATTCAGTTGCGTAAAGGCGGTTTTTATACTGGGTCACAAGTAAGTGCTCCACAGTTTACATACAATGCATCTGCAACTCCGGTAATTACTGTTACCTTCCCAGCCGCACACGGATTTTTACCAGGCGACACAATTTTAGTAAGCATTACTAGCGATTCAGACAACACACAAAACCATGCAATTGCTGGCGGCCCGTTCTTTGTGGAATCGGTTCCTACGTTAACAACTCTTACATATACTGCTAGAGGTTCTTTAGTTATAACAGGCACAGTTGGTGGCGTAATTTATGCTCGCCCTGATGCTTATTTCTTACACCGACCATTAGATGGTGGTGTTATTTTAAGTACAGGCAGTCCAAGTTATGGTTCTCATGCAATTCGTATGAGTAAGAAATATATTCGTTATCAATCTGGTAAAGCTATTAACTATAATACCGGCGCACTATTTGCTCCTAACTATGATATTCGATCAGTAACTGCTTCTGGAACAACTGTTGGCAGTGTTATTACAATTATCACAGACGATGTAGATCATTCATGTCAAATTGGTGCAGGTATAGAACTTCGCGGAGTACTTACTAGTGGCTATGATGGCTTGTATACAGTTGCTAGTATTGTAGATGAAAGGACACTAACTGTACTGGCCACACAAACCCTTGGTCATACTCTAACAGATTTGGCTGGCCCAAGCTACATTGTTGTTAAAACTTGGACAGGTGCAATAGTACGTGCAGGAACGTTTGATGACCAAAACGGAGCATACTGGCAGTACGATGGCGAAACATTGGCAGTAGGTAGACGTTCTAGTACATCTCAAGTTTCGGGAACTGTTGCAGTTGTTCCTGATAGTAATATTGTGACCGGAACCAACACTAGATTTATTGCACAGTTGGCTGCAGGCGATCGCGTTGTTATTCGTGGCATGACACACATCGTTAGTCAAGTTAATAGTGACACGCAAATTACAGTTACTCCTGACTATCGTGGTGTTAACGCTGCCGCAGGTATTAAAATGGCTCGAGTTGTCGACTACACAGTTCCACAAAGAGAATGGAACGTGGACCGTTGCGACGGCACTGGTGGAGTACATAATCCAAGCGGCTTCAGTATCGATGTGGGCAAAATGCAGATGATTGGCCTGCAATGGACATGGTATGGTGCAGGATTCTGTGATTGGATGATGCGCGGTCCTGATGGACGATATATCACTGTACATAGATTACGTGGTAACAATTTAAATAGAGAAGCGTACCAACGTTCGGGTAACAGCCCAGTTCGTTATGAAGTTATCAACGAAGGTGCTAAGAGTGTGTTAACAGAAGCAATGACTTCTAGTCAAACAACGATACCAGTAGCTGATTTAACATATTTCCCAACAGCTGGCACTGTGTATATTGACAACGAGTTAATTAGCTATACTGGTAAGAGTGCCAGTGTTAATGCAGGCAACTTAACCGGCTGTGTACGTGCCGCAACATTCACCCACTTTGTTGCAGGATTTGCAAGAACTTACAGTGCAGGCGCGGCAACAACTCATACCAAATATGAAGGTGTGTTGCAAGTGGCCGCTACCGCAACTCCTAACATTAGTCACTGGGGTAGTGCTTATATCCAAGACGGCGGATTTGATGCTGACCGTGGATATTTGTTTAACTATCAAGCCACAAACTTGCTAGTATCAACAACTAAGCAAACAGCGTTTATGATTCGACTTGCGCCTAGTGTATCTAATGCACTTATCGGTGACTTGGGTGATAGAGAACTAATTAACCGTGCCCAGTTGCTGTTGCAAGCTCTTGAAATTACATCAGACGGTTACAGCGGTTCAACTCCATTGATCGGTGGTATTGTTGTTGAAGGCGTGTTAAATCCACAAAACTATCCAACCAACGTATCTGATGTTGCTTGGAACGGATTGCAAGGTTCAGGTGCTGGTGGATTACCTAGTTTCTCACAAGTGGCAAGTGGTGGTGGTATTGTTTGGGCCAGCGGCGCAACGCAAACCACCTCTCCTATCACAACAGCAACTTTTCCAACAGGAACACTTAGTATTGAACTAATTCCAGGTAACAGCAATTCTATTATTAACGGATATCCGTACTTGTTTATTACAGCGGCCAATTACGCAACATACATTGCTAGTGGCCTGCAAACTGGCCAGCCTGTTACTGGATCAAATATGCAAGCAGGCACAGTTATTAATAGTATTCAATTCTGGGGCAGTTTCGGTGGAACACAATACTATTACATAACATTGAATAAAAATCCAAACGGCACAACTGTTGGCGCCACAACACTAACAACCACAATCAGCTATCCTCTTACAAGAACTTCGCTTGTCTTCTTCCAGAAAGGCAGTTGGGAATCAACTAATGCTACCAACGGTACTGAAGTTAACACTGGGGGTATTTTTGGAGGAGGTACGTTTGTTTCATCAGTGACTTTGGCCACTTATTTTACACAGCAGTATTATCGTGTGACATTCAGCCAATCGTCGGATGCCACAACAATTACCCCAGGCACAACAGCAGTAACGTTCAAGTTTGGCCAGCCACCGTTTGCACAGCCAGGCGAGCAGATTTTCTCGTTCATTGCATCACCGGGCGCTACCAATTCACTGGATTTAAGTCCGTTAAAAGAACTTACAAACACCACACTAGGTGGACGTGGAACATATCCAAACGGTCCAGACGTGCTGGCTATTAATATCTATCGTGCATCAGGTGCAGGAACTATTCCTTGTAACTTGGTGTTGCGTTGGAGTGAAGCGCAGGCTTAATTCAAACAGTACAGAACAAAAAGCCGCATTAAGCGGCTTTTTTGTTTTACAAACTATCAATAATGTCTATTACAGTTTGTATTTTTGTTTGAATAACTTTATTTTTTAGACTTAAATCAAGTCCTCTATGTACAGGCTTAGGTAGCCTACTTAGATCAAACCAACCCCACGCATCGTGTTCGTGACTTAGTATTGGAATGAATTCCTTTTCTACTACACAAAAGTATGTGTGGAAATTAAAAATACTGTCATTGCTGACAAACTTTTCTAAAGGAAGTGTTTTTTTAATATAAGGAAGAGCACCAATTTCTTCCTCCATTTCTCGTTGTAAACCTTGCCAGGGGTTTTCTCCAACAAGATTTGTGCCGCCAACTAGGCCCCAAGTGCCTGCATGTTTGCCATGCGCTTTTTGTACTAGTAAAAATCTATTAGTATCTTGGGAACAAATTAATGCACCACTACATATAATTTTATCTGTTACAGTTCTATCTTCCATTGGCCAGCCCTATATTCACCTTCAAAGCTCTTAACCCAGGAAACCCCGTTCCATAAGTATTGAACTCCAGTGTATATATTCGTTTGCCATATCATCACGTTAGCTTTCTGAACGCTGTCAAATATTACTCGCCATTGTGTGCCAGTCCACTCTATAATGTCATTGGCATTGGCAATTAAATCTATTCCGCCTGTACTTTTCCATGCATCTGCACCATCGGTATTAATTATATTTCCAATATCTTCAATAATTAAATATCTAGTACCAGCGGCAACTGTGCCGGGATTAAATGTTAACGGATTGACAATAGCGTCAAATGTTCCTGGACTATTTGGTCTGTAGCTAGAACTAGCATTATATCCTGGACTATCATTAGTAGTACCTTCAAAGTCTAATCGTCCAAGACTATCGATGCCAGTGTTTGTTGTCAACGTATCAGGATCCCAATCAACTGTCAAAATACTTTCGTCTAAGGCATTTATAGCAATAGTACCCACAACGGATGAACCGTTAGGTTGCGTTAAGTACAGTCGACTAGATCCAGCAACATATTTTCCGGGATACTGATTAAATAATTCTTTCCAATTTATTTTGGAACCACGACGCACTGGAATTTCTAAAGTTGGCTCAGGCGGTGTTGAACTTTCACTTGATCCTAACAATATGGCTTGTTTGTTATAAATCTGTATGCCGTATTGACTTATTGTAGTAGTCATAGTTGACAACAACGTTGATAATGTAGTAGTTGGCGTTGCCAAGTCTTCACCTAGTCCGTCAATATATCCAGTTGGACTGGAATCAGAGTCTTGATAAAAACTTGTAATAATCTTAGTAATAACTCCAAGATGTTTTACTTTGGCTGGAGGACTGATCCATATGGGTGTATCCAAGCCCAAGCTGGCAATATCGATTGGGCTGTCATTGCCTACAGGAACTTGCCTACTGCTCCATTTGATGTCATTTAAATTTAGTACAGTTAAACTGGTCCAATCAATATAATTATCAGTAGTTTGCAGTTCTAAACTTGGATTAAACAGCACTAAAATTTGTTCAAGTATTTGTAGTTTCTGGTCAGTATTTGCGGCCCAAATATCAACTTTTAATTTTAATTTAAAAGGAGTAGGCATTAATCGCTCAACAGTGAAATTTCTTCCTTGTGCTTGATTATATGTTTCTTTACCGGTAACGGGATCTATTTGTGTATCACGTTCTCTAAAGTGCATCTTTCCAACATAACTACTATCGCTTAAACGGTCTCTATCTAAGCTAAGTTCAGATATATAAATGGCAATACGTGGAGTGCTGTTAATTTTGTTTTCGCTATTTTGTCTAATAATACTAGCGGCTTGCCTATCAGCATCTCCATATAACACTGGTATACGTACCAGTGTTCCGTCGCCATACTTGACTACAAAGTTACTAAAAACTCTAATAGTTTGTGTAATGTACCGGCGTATTTGTCCGTCGTAGAAAAACTGCATTATAAATCCGCCCTAGGTCTAAGAGCCTTACTAAGGCTTTGTTTTTGCGCCATTCTTACATTGTATAAGGTTGCAGTCCATACACCGTCATATGGAATAGTTTGTTGTACTGTACCGATTATTGGTAATGTAATTCTAATTTTATTAGATACTATTCCTAACGGACTGGTGTAACTATAAGAAGTAATCATAGTAGGATAATCTGCAATAGCATATTCTAGTGTGTACGTATCTATCTTTAAAACAACATATGGTGCAGTTATTGCAAAATCAATCGTGGTGTTAATTACACTTACGCCCTTGGTTAAAGTAACAGCATCTTCAGTCACCTTGTCAGTGTACATAAAATTATTGTTATTAATAAAACTGGTTTTTTGAGTATTTCTAGTATCGTTGTTGGTCATGTTCATGCGGACTGCATCTTCAACTTTTACCCATCGAGTTCCGTCAAATCTAAATAGTCTGTTGGGCAAAAAGTCAGTACGTAAAAAGAAATCATCCTGCATGGCAGTGGCCGGAAATTGTATCCCAAACCCAAAGTCAAGACCGTTAACAGGAAAGCCATCACCGACTAGATAGCCAGTGTAGCCAGTACGTTCGGGAATACCGTCTTGACTACTTGCCCGTATGTTAGATGCATTACTGGCATCAATATTGCCAGCATCCGCAGTCGACAGTAACGGTTCTCCCGTTTCCCCAACAGCTAACGTATAAAATTGTCTAGTTTCATAACCACTCTTAGGTGCATCTGCTTCTGCTTGAGCAACTATTTGATCATTAATTTGTAATTCTTTGCTGTGAGTGCTGATCAATTCTCTCAAAGTCATACCGCTTGGATCGCCGTTAGCGTCTGTTGCTGGCTTGTTAAGTATATCAGCAAATTGTTGACTATCAACAATCTTTTTACACTTTAATCTATATAGATGCGGATACCATGTAGCACTAAATCCTTCGCTAGCACGGCCCACATCTTCAATAACATAGTATCTAGGTAAGCTAATATCGAAATCATTCAATGCAAATTCGTCACGCAAGTGTGGTAATTCAAACACATCTCCGCTAATGGGTTTACGGCCGATATACTTGATAAAATCATTAATATGCACAGTCATGAAGATGGAATCGTTATCGATAAAGAATCCAAATTGACTTAAATTGAAGTCAATGTTTGCAACATTATACCATCCTCTTATGCGATAAATTTCTTCGTCATATTTCCTATCGCGATTTTCTAGAAATAACAAATCTTGTATATTTGCTACATTGTAGGAATCGATAACAGGCTGATCAGCAGTACCGGCAGCATTTAGCTTTGGCCCCATGTATTTGTGCACGTATACGTCTGTTCCGCCTACCTGAAACATTTCAGAAATTTGACGGTCCATGAACTTAAAATCTTGTCCACGTTCGGGTTTATATAAGGATAGTCTTGGCATATGATATTTATCGTTAGATAAATATGAGTGGAGAACTAAAATGGACGATAAAGCCCCAACTAACACATCATCCTCTGTAATAGAGCGAAATAAAGTATTTGATTACGTTCGTGCTATGCTAGGTGATGGAATGATCGAAGTAGAACTAGATCCTATCCACTATGAAACCGCGCTAGATCGTGCAATGAATCGATATAGACAACGTAGCCCAAATGCTGTTGAAGAAAGTTATAGTTTTTTAGAATTAGAACAAGATGTAAACGAATACAGACTACCTGACGAAATTATCAGTGTTCAAAGCGTATTTCGTAGGGCTATTGGTTCCCGTACTGGTATGGGCGCAGGCGGCACATTGTTTGAACCGTTTAACTTAGCTTATACTAATACTTACTTGTTAACTGGATCGTCGATGGGCGGCCTTGCAACCTACGAAATGTTTGCAGGATATCAAAAATTAGCAGGTCGTATGTTTGGTGCATTTATTGAATTTAATTGGAAAGCGACCAGTCACATTTTAAATATCCTTCAACGTCCATTTGCACAGGGTGAGCAGATCTTAATTAAAAGCCAAAATTTTAGACCTGACTGGGTATTGCTACAAGATATCTATGCCAAACAATGGTTAAAAGATTACTCGCTTGCCAACTGTAAAATCATGCTAGGCGAAGCTCGCAGTAAGTTTGGCACTATTGCCGGGCCAGGATCCGGTGGTATTACCCTAAATGGCAAAGACTTGATCAGTGCCGGCACTGCTGAACTAAAAGAATTGGATAAAGAACTTGAAACGTATGTTGCAGGCGGAACTGGCTATACATTCGTTATTGGTTGATTTAATTATATATTCATGTTATAATATAACATGAGGATACAATATGAATAAAAATCTTACCGATTACATTAAAATTTACAGAAATCACATAGCATCGGACATATGCAATGACACCGTGACTTATTTAGATTCATGTGATTTTGAAGAACACCTATTTTATGGCAACTCCGGCAAATACAAACTGCATGAAAATGCGTCATTATCTTATTACACTCCAACACCGTTAAATGGTGTACTCATGGAACACACATGGACGGCTATAAATCAATATGTAACAGAGATTAGTGTTCCATGGTTTACTAACTGGGCCGGCTTTACCCGCCCAAAGTTTAACAAGTACATACCCGGAACATCCATGAAAGAACACTGCGACCATATTAAAGATATGTTTGAAGGTGAACGCAGGGGTATTCCTATATTATCAGTGATTGCTGGCCTAAACGACACATATACGGGCGGAAATTTAAAAATGTTTGGAGGAGAAGATTATTCGTTGAACACCGGCGATGTAATTGTGTTTCCTTCAAACTTCATGTATCCACATGAGGCCGCTCCGGTTATAACAGGCACTAGATACTCATATGTGTCTTGGGTTTGGTGATAAAATAAGTTGACCTTGTAATAAA